GCCGTCGCGCCCCCTCCAAAGCGCCATGCATGATATCAACGTGCTCTGGACGTTCATAGAAATGCTTTGCTGGGCGTTCTTGTTCGTCTGGTGGGTCCCCTAAAATGGTGAGTGGCCAGACGATACGACGTTTTTACAATTGACGCTTTGGAGCGCACGCCCGGCGGTGCGCTCCGTGTCGAAGGCGCCCTAACTCGCACAGGGATCTTCACCTACCGAAACGCTGACGGTACCGAGAGGCGAGAGTATCGCCCCGATTCCAGCGTTTTCGATACGAAGGCCTTGGCGGGTTTTTCCGATGTCGCGGTCACCGTGGGGCACCCCCCGAACGGCGTCAACGCGGATAATTGGAAGGCTGTTGCGGTAGGAGAGACGGGAGAAGCCAAGCGCAAGGATGCGTTCATGGTTGCCCCGATCACGGTGCGCGACGCCGCGACGATTACCCGCGTCGAAAACAAGGAGCTCGTCGAGCTCTCTTGCGGATATGACATCGATTACGACGCGACGCCCGGGGTAACCCCCGAAGGCGAGCGGTACGACGGGGTGCAAACGAACATCCGTGGTAATCACGTTGCCCTGTTGCCGAAGGGGGAAGCACGCGGCGGATCGCGCTGCTCGCTGCGGTTGGATTCACTCGGGGACGAGGTTTTGGAAATCCCGAGTAAAATTCTTCCGATGACTCCCGAACAATTGGCACAATTGCAGGCCGACCTGAAGGCCGCGCAGAAGCGCGCCGATGAGGCCGACGGCCGAGTCGCGGTGCTCACTACGCAGCTCGCGACCGCGAACGACCCCAAGCGTCTGGATGCCGCGGTGACCGAGCGCGTTGAATTGCTCGACCAGGCGCGCAAAGACGGCGTGACGGTTGACGCAAAGGCTTCGCTTCGAGTGATTCGCGTCGCGATTCTCGAGAAGCGCGTCCCCGGGTTCCGGGCCGACGGTCTCAGCGACGACGCCCTGCATGGCGCCTTCGCGGTGACGGTGGCTTTGCCCCACCCCGCGCTGGCCCAGGTCGACGTGACCCAAGGCGGACGCGATGACGGCGGCGACCCGCTCGAGGCTGCGAAAAAGCGAGGGGCCGAAGCAGCCCGAAAAGCGTACGGCACCACTCCACACTTCGGCGGGAAATAAGCCATGCCCTCTATCGGTCAGCAATCCTACGGCATGTTTCAGGCGACGGCCCAAGTGGGCCAGTACGCCGACCTTGCCTACAACGTCATTACGACCTTCCCCGCGTTCGAAGTGATTCAGCCCGGCGTCGCTGTCGAGATTGCATCGGACAATCTTTCGGTGCGCCAGGTCCAAGGGACGAGCGCCGCGGAAGACGCCGGCACGCACATCTACAAGCGCATCTTGGGTTGGTCGGTCCTTCGCACGACTCGTCAAGGTTCGGGCGCCATCGGCGTCACGGGCTACGGCGTCGGCGGGGCAGCCTACCAGATCGGCGACATGGTTCCGGTCATGAGCCGTGGGCGCATCTTCGCGGCTTGGTCGGGCACTACGCAAGTGGCCTTCTCGCAGGCGATGAAAATCAATCACTCGAGCACCGTTGCGACCCTTCGCGGCACGGTGACCGATGCGGCCTTGAGCCAGGTCGCCGGCAGCGAAGTCAGCAACATCGGCCAATACGTCCAGGTCCGATACACCCTGTCCAACAGCGGCCCGATCATCCTTCTGGATCTCAACATGCCCGGCAGCCCTGGCTTCACTGGAGCCTTCTAAGATGCGCCTCGATTCAATCTGTCGCCAAATTCTCGCACAAGCGCAGTGCCGCACGGACGCCGCGTCGACGGCTACCTTCCTGCGAGATCTGACGTACATCTACGAACAGACGTACGATATCATCTACACCGATCTGTTGGCCCGGACGATTCTCTCGGTCGACGGTCGGCCTGGCCCCGGGGCTGCTACGGCAGCCTGGCGCCAGTTCGATCGCTTCGGAACGGTGAAGTTTGGTGATATGTCGGCCGAAGACGCTCCGAACGTTGAGATCGGCGGTGTCGAGTTCGAAACCCGGATCACTTCGATCCTCGGTTCGTACCAGTACACCTACCAAGATATCCGCGAAGCGCAGATGGCCGGTCTCCCGCTCGAGACTCGCAAGGCCGAGGCTTGCCGACGGGCCTTCGAGCAAGGCATCGAAGCTCTCGCGGTACTCGGCGACGCGGCTGCTTCGTACAGCGACGTTCAGAGCCGAGTCGGATTTGTGGGCTCTGGAACTGGCTTCGCTTCAGACCCGATCCGCTTCTACGGGTTCGCCAACCAGCCCAACATCACGAACGCGGCCGTCCCTGTCGGCACGCTGTACGCCGGCCTTTCCTCGGTCAGCGGATCGACGTTGCAGACGGGCCTAAACTGGACCCTCGACTCTACGCCGGTTGCGGCCATCCTGGCGGACGTCAACGCCATGCAGAAGGCGATCGTCAATATCACGCAAGGCGCGCACAAGCCCAACGAGCTCTACCTCCCCACGCCGATTTACAGCAAGCTCGGCACGCAGGCGCGCAGCTCGACGTTCACGACCGATTCGGTCCTGCAATACATCCAGACGCAAAGCCCCTGGCTCAAGAAGATCGTGCTCTGGCCGTCGCTCGATACCGCGGGCCTCAAGCAAGACAACGCCACCGCAGGCCCCAGGATCATGATGGCGGAAAACACCCCGACGAACTTCCAACTGATTATCAGCCAGGAGTTCGAGCAATTCCCCCCGCAGATGTTGAACTACGCCTTCAAGGTCCCCTGCCACATGCGTTGCGGTGGCGTGAAAATGCCTTACCCGAAGTCGGTGTGCTACCTCGACGGCGCGGCAGGCTAAGGAGTCATCATGGCAGCTCTTTCCGGCCTTTCGGCCTACCTCGAAGGCAAAGTCCTTTCTTGGATGTCGGGTACGGCCTTCCCCGCCGCCCCAACGAACGTCTTCGTCGCGCTCTTCGCCGTGAGCCCCGTGGACGGGAGCGCGACGGTTACCGGCACCGAAACGGATTACACCTCCTACGCCCGCGCGACGGTCGCCGCTGCGACGATCTTTTCGGTTGCTCCGGCGGGCATTCCGAAGTTCATCCAGAACCAGACCACGGTCACCTTCGCCACGGCGACGGGCAACTCGACCCTCCCTGTTGTGGCCTGGGGCATTTTCGACGCCCTCACCAGCGGAAACCTTTTGATGTACGGTCCCGTCGGGACACCCCAGTCGGTCGCCAGCACGCAAACGCCAACCTTCAACGCGAGCACGCTAACGCTGACGGTGCAGTAATGCCGGTCTCCATCTTTCGCCCGGACACTCGCGGCGATTCGCACATGCACGACTTCAAGGGCGGCACCGCGCGCGCGATGGAGGCGACGCGGGCCGCGATGCTGTCGAACACCCCCGACTCGCATAAGAACGCATCCGACGCTCACAAGGACGCGGCTCGCATGCACAAGGACGCGGGTCACGGTTACATGCAAGACGAACACAAGGCCATGGCAGAACATCATGACTGCATGGCCTCGGGATCGGCGAAGGTCTAAATGGCGGCGGAAAACTTTACGGGCACGGCCCTCGCAACTTCTAGCGGCAAGAACGCTTCTCCGGCGAGCGGCGCGAGCATGCTTCCCGGCTCGTTCTACGCGAGCGACGGGCGAGGCTGGGGCCTCACGATCAACAGCAAGACGGGGCTCTGCGGCCTGGTCAAGTCCGGCGCGAACTTCGGCGGCCTCTTGACCCGATACGACATGAACTCTTTGCGGAACCTGCTCGAGACGATTCTTGCGGAAGTGTCTAGCCCCACCTAAAATAGGGGCGTGTCCGATCTGCTGACCCAATCGAACGGGGATCTGAACCTCGCGTCTGGGAATCTCCAGGTCGTCACGGACATCCCTACGATCGCGGCTCAGAAGCTGAACGCCCTATTCAAGTTCTTCTTGGGGGAGTGGTTCGCGGACACGCGCCTGGGGGTACCCTACTTCCGCTACGTCCTTGTCAAGAACCCGAACCTCGCAATCGTGCGGCAAGTTCTTACCGCCGTAATCGAGTCGGTGCCGGAGGTAACAGGAATTGTATCCGCCGATTTGCAATACTACTCTAACCTTCGCAAGGCGTCGTGTACGTTCGTGGTGCGCACGAAAGGCGGCGTCCTGCTCGCGGGGGGCGTAGGCGTCCCCTTCATCATCCAAGGCATAGGCGGTAACCCCGTATGACCCTCTTGGCCGGACTTACCCCGTCGGGCTTCGTCGCCCCCACGTTCACGCAAATCGTGAACGACATCAACGCCGCGATCTTGGCTCAAGTGAACTCGGGCCTAGACCTGTCTCCTAGTCAGCCCCTGGGGCAGATCATCGGCATCTTATCTGAGAAGCTCGCCGAGGCATACCAATTGGGCGCGACGGTCTACAACAGCCTGAATCCCAACGCGGCGGACGGGGCTCTGCTTGTCAACGCTTGTGCCCTCTCGGGGACGGCCCCTCAGGCAGCGACCTACTCGACCGTTACGTGCAACCTGAACCTAAACGCCTCGACGACGATCAACACGGGGAGCCTCATCTCGGTCACGGGTCTGACCCCCGTGTCGCTTTGGTATTTGACGGCCCCGGTGGTTTCCTCGACGGCCGGCGTCTATCAAGGCGTCTTTCGAAGCCTGAACCCAGGCCCCTTCGCGGCCCCTGCGGGCTCGCTGACTACCATCCAGGTCTCGACGCCAGGCTGGAATAGCGTCACCAACCCCGCCGCCGCGACCTTGGGTAACGCCGCTGACTCTGATGCCACGCTGCGCGCTCGACGCGCCCAGGAGCTACTAGGCCAAGGCTCGGGCGACGTCGACGCGATCCGCGCCGCAGTGCTCAAGGTCCCCGGCATCCAGCCCGGGCTAAACTCCGTGGTCGTCACGGAGAACACGACTCTGGTCACCGCGACCGACGGCACGCCGGGCAAGAGCTTCCACGTCATCATTTGGGATAACGGCATGGCGCTCAGCAACGCCGTGGCGCAGGCGATCTGGAACGTGAAGCCTTCGGGCATCTTCTCCTTCGGGGTCACGGCCGGCACCGCGACGGATTCGATCGGCAACCCCCACACGGTCTTGTTCGATCGCGCAACTCAACTCCCGGTTTATGTCTCGCTGACGACGACTAGCCCCGTCGCCCTGACGTCGGTCCAAATCGCCGCGCTCAAGCAGGCCATCGTCAATTACGCCATCGGCACGTACGACGCGAACGGCCTGACTCTCACGCAGGCCAACATCGTACTCGGGCAGAACGTCGTCGCCCTGGCCTTGCGCGGGGCGGTCTTCACCGCTCTACAGCAAATGTTCCCGGGCTCCTTGGTCGATGTCCCGACGTTCGCGCTCGACTTCATCCCGAGCCCTACGAACACGGCGAACCTCACCGTAGGCACGACGCAGATCGCCACCTTCGCGACTGCTAACTTCCTGGTCAACGGCGTATGATTCCGACCCAAGACCTGACGATGGCGGCCGAGGCGCAGGCGCTGCTGATAGCCCAGTACGCGCCCCTGCCGAACATATCCAACCTTCTGAAGGTGTTCGTTGGCGAGGTCCAGAATCTAGAGACGGCGTTCTGGAGCTACCTCAACGGGATGCTACTGACGGCCCAACCCCTCGGGGGCGGGAACTGGGATATCCTCGACAAGTACGGGGCGCTCGTCGGCCTACCGCGTAACGGCCTCACCGATGCCCAATACTTGCCGGCTCTGAAGATTCAGATACGGGCGAACAACTCCCACGGGTTCGCCGAGGATATCATTCAGATCACCAACCTCGTCACGACCGGGGCGGTGTACTACGAATGGCCCCCCGCGGCGTGGGAGATCTACTTGGGGTTCGCGGTGTCCAGCGTCTACTCGGCGCTGGTAGCGTACTTGCACCAGGCGAAGAGCGCTGGGACGCAGGGCAACGTGCGCTATGCCCCCGTGGCTAACATCTGGATCTGGAGCTCGTCGACCTTGGGTCAGCCCGTACCGGCGGGCACGGGGCTAAAGGATTCGGTCGGCGGGACGTTCCCGAACGCTCCGGTGTCGCTCCAGTCAGTCTGAAGTCATGCGCTCTTTTAGAACGTGCTGAATCACCCTGAACGTAGAATCGCTGACGGGGTGCCCATTATAGACATCCCCGATATCCTTCATTCCGATCCCCGTGCCCTTGAAGAGCGCGAGGGTGAAGTTTCCCCCGCGACATAGGATTAGTTGCTGGATCGTGTATTGCTCTTCGGTGCGAAATGTCGATGCCATCGCCCGACTATAATACATAGGCTCCAATGCGCAAGGCCGTCTGGACGTCCATCTTGTCCGCCCCGGCCTTCAGGGCCGCCGTCAGGCCGGAAAGGTAGTGCGTGTTCTGCTGAAGGTAGTAGAGCGCTTGCGTCGTCGCGTCGACCTGATCGTCGTGCTTCGCCCGGGGGAAACGCTTCATTTCCATGCGGTAAGCCCCGAGCCATTCGGCGTTCGCCGGCAGGAATACGTTCCTGGCACGAAACAGGGGCTGCACGGCGTTCGCGCGGGCCTCCTTGCCTCCGGCCGGGTTGACAGAGATGATGCCGGGAATGGTCTTCTGGAGCGTGTCGATAACAGCCGCTCCGTTGGCCTTGTCTTCGATAAGCACCCCGACCGCGCGCGGGTAGCGAACCTTTAGACCGATGATGGCCTGACAGGTCTCGCTGAAGGTCATGCGACCTCGCACCTGGTCGATAAGGTAAAAGTTCGGTCCGTGACGCCCCCAGACCTGGCCGACCACGAAGTCCGAATCCGTCGTCGCTTTGAAGGCGCAATCCCACGAAAAGATGATCTGGTGAAAGTCAGGGGCGACGGTGTACGTTTGCGCCAGGTCGTCATCGGTGAAGATGAGCCCGCTCTTGGGCGTCGGGAGTTGGTCGAGCTGGGCGGCGGCGTCGAGCGCGCCCAACGCCCTCTTCAACTGGTCGACCCGTTCACGCGAAAAACGCTTCGGGTGCAAGAGCTCGCCCTCGACCTGCCGCGGGTCGCACCCGTAAGGCGTCTGGCACCTGCGCTCTGGATCGAACTCCATCGGGAGCATGATGTGCATGGCCCCCTCTTCGAGTTCGTGCGCCGGGGGGTCGTCCACGTGCAAGCGCTGGGCGATCATGATGCGCACGTTGAGCGCAGCTGGGACCCACCGGGTAGCCATGGTCTGCGTTCGCCAGTTCTCGACCCGCGCCAGCTCAACGATGGTGAGCTCGCTGGGCTTGATGAGATCGTCGAAGACCTGGATGTGCGCGTGCCAGCAGATGCCCTTACCCCCCGGGGTCGTGCCGATGCGAAACCCGTGG